TTTGTCTGGTTGATCCACACTAAAAAATTCAATGTAAGAACCATTCTTGAAACGATACTTTAAATCTGATTTATTGAATTGCGAATCTTTGTACAAATCGCAAAGAATCATAATCTTTTGAAAGTCTTTTATTGCACCACGTTTTAAATGCGGAATCGATTCCGACACGATTGAAATTTCCGACATTGGATTTTCAATCGCATACGAAATCAACAAAGGTATAATCGAAAAAGTTTTCGAAGACGATGTTCCGCCTTGAACGATTCGAATCCGTTTTCTTAATCTGGCAATTTTACTTTGTGCCGTCGTCGTTTGAAATGACATCGAGTTCTAATTGTTTAAAAATTGGTTTTTCAATATTGAAATTTACTTCAGATTCAACTTTTTTCGGAATGAAATATTGTGCATACTTCGAAAACAAATCCAAGTATCTGGCTGGATCTTTTTGAAGTACGTCAGCAAATGCCTTTTGAATATTTGGAACTTGTGATTCAAGTGTCATAATAAACAATTCACGTGCTTCAATAGTCATTGCGTGTGTAACACCTTTCGGCTTGAAACCCTTATGACCTTTTTGAAAACCTTTTACTTTTTCGACTTGAATTTCGTTTTCTTCGTATTGCATAAAATAAATATAATTATATTACGAATTTTGAAATAATTTATTCAAATCACGAATGATTGCTTTGTGAATGTTTGAACACGATTCGCACACTTCGATTGTGATTCCGAAATATTCTTTGTACAATTCATTTAAAAACGGAACGTGATTTGTAATGTCTGTGATTCGATTTTCTAAAACACGATTTCCACATTCAGATAAGAACACTTCAAATTGTGCTTTGTGTTCGTCTGTCATTGTTTTGTTTACTCGCTTGAATGGAAATATTCTATTCAATAAGAATTTTCTTTGTTCGCACCCTTCACAATCACCGATGACTGATTTGATTCCAGTTGCTTTTGTAAATTTTTCAATTACGTCGCCAAGTCCTTCAATTGGTTTTTTAACTTCGAATGTTTCTAAAGTTCCCTCAATCACGTCGCCAGTTTCTTCAATTTGTTTCTTTGTAAGTGGTTTTTTTACTTCAAATGTTTCTAAATTTCCTTCGATTTTTTTTCTACGCTTTGCCATAATTTTTGTTTTATTTTTTTAGTTGTGTTGTGTATTGTTTGAATATGGATTCCAGTTTGACGTGAAAGTTCACGTTGTCCAAATTCTGTTGTCAAGTCAATTATTTGTTTTTCGTACCAAGATAATTTCTGACGTTCTTTTTCTAAAATTGAAAGTATTTCGTCTTTTTGTTTGTCGTAGTCTTCAGCAAATATTTCGACGTTTGTGAAGTCGTCAACAAGAATGGTTTCTTTTTCTTTTTTGATTTCGTTATAAAATTGATTTCGCATAATGAAATAAATGTAACATTCATTTATTTGGTCGATTGTTTTTCCAGAATTATAGATTCGAATATACATATCTTGGACCAAGTCTTTTGAACGTTCTGGATTCTTGCAAATTTTGTTTGCAAGTTTGATCCATTCGTTATGTCGTTTTGCTAATATATCGAGAATCATAAAATTGTTTTAATTTAAGTCTATGCCATTTTGTTTTTTTGCCAGTGTTATGATTCAAGATTGTATCAATTGCATCGATTGCTTTGTATGAAATACCTTCTTCGGTTGCAACAAATTCAAGTTTCAATCCTTCGATTTCAAAAATTTTTTGATTGACTGATCCGTCTTCGTTGATAATACTACTATTCATATAACACTAAAACTTTGAATTGTTCGTTTTCTAATTGTTTGATTCTATGCTTTTGAAGTTCAGATAGTTTCCCACCTGGTCGTTTGACTTCAATGAAAATTGTTTCATTATTTTTAAGACACATCAAATCTGGAATGCCGTTTGTATTTGTCTTAATAAGTTTGACGACAATCCAGCCGTCGTCTTTATACCGCTGAATTATTTTCTTCTGTATGTTTGATTCTAACATTTAAAATTTTGTTTGTGTAATGTTCCAGAATGAATTTGTTCACTTGTTGCCAATACGTTTTCTTTTTGATTGAGCAATTTTTTAAAATTTCGTTGATGAATATTTTGCACGAAAAGAATGCAACGTCTTCGAGCATTTTATTTATTTCTTCGTTGGCGGTTTCAAATTTGAATTGATTGTAAATTTCAATCGCTTTGTTTTGTGGTATCATAATTTAAGACATTAAAGGTTTTGCTTGTTCGATTAAATCTTTAAAATTTTCAAGAAATAAATCCCTTGTTTCTGCGTCTTGAAATGAAAGAAATATATTTGTTTGATAAAACCATTCTTTTATTATTTCATTATTTTGAAAATGAATACAATGCTTTTCTTCATAAACTTTATTCCAATCTGGAACCCAGCCATTGCGATACACATCACGAAGTTGTGAAAGTTGTGCAAGTGCGATTGACGCTTTTGCTTGTTCTTTAGTTGCGAAAACGTTTTTATTGTAATCAATTGTTGGATTTTCTTCTACATCAACAATGTTGCTATTAAAAGTAATATAAAATCCGTCAATTTCTTTTAAATCTTTCCAACTTTTAGGAAGTGCTTTTTCTAATTCTTTGAAGACAATTTGTTCAAATGTTGAATTTTCTTTGTCGATTTCAAATCCGTTTGGGATTTCGATTTTTAATGTTTTCATAATTTTATTTTTTTTTAATTGTTTTTGAAGCCAAATTTTTTGTAATGATATTTTAGACATTGTATCATTTTTAATAATTGATGTTAAATTTTTCAAAAAGAAATTGTTGTAAAGTTGATAACGATTCAAATACATAAATCGGTTCTTTTTGTGGTGAATTTAAATTTATAAGATTATCATTTGTATAAACGATATATCCGTTTTTTGCTTTTTAAATTCTTAAATTGTGAATAATTGGTTCCATTTTTAATTGTTTTTAATTTATAAATATTTTTAAAGTTCTTTCGTCGTCTTGAATTTGTATTTCAAATTTTTCAAAGTCTTTTAATTCTTTGTAAAGTGTCAAAAGTCTTCCGATTCTCAAATCATTTTTTGCGTGGTTAATTACTTCGATTCGTGTGATTTTGGTTTCATCAATTTGTTTCATAATTCTGTTTTAATAAAATGATTCAATGTATAATCTTTTTTTGCAATGACTTGTTTGTAAATTTGTCGCTCGATTCCTTTGTCTGAAAATATCCAATAAATGTCATTTGTTTTTCGTTCCATTGTTGTAAGTCGGTCCCTACTTTGCCAATATGATAATGCACTGAAATCAATATTGTAATAAATCAAAACGTCTGCGTTTTTTAAACTGATTCCCTCACGACCAGAAACTATTTGCAAAGCAATATGTTTGTCAGTTGAATTGAACACGTTCAAATCCGTTGTAATTGTTTCACCAAAAACAGATTTGATTGCGTTCAATTCTTGTTGGAATTTATAAAATATACCAATCTTTTTTCCTTTGAACGTTTCTTTTATGAATTGTGCTTTTGAATCGTCAATTACTTTTGCGTTTCCAGATTCAAAAATAATAGTTCCGGAAGACAATTGATGAATTTTTTGCATTAACTTTACTTTTGTGTCTGCAACAATTTCTTCGTCTTTACCAATTACAATCAAATCACGTTTGAGTTTATTAATTATGTTGTATGTACTTTGTTTTAAGGTACAAATAAGAACGTTTTCATTTACTTTGGTTGAAAAACCAGCTTCATTTTGTGTAAATTTAATAAAATATTTTGATACACAAGCATTTATGTCAGAAAATTTTGCATCTGAATAATCTTTTACGACATAACCGAAGTTTTTTTCTTTGACATTTACATAATCTTTCGCCCAAGAATAAAAGTTTTTATATTGTGCAAATGGTGATTTGTCAGAAACCCAAAATTGATGAAATAATTGCGAATAAGATTCTGGCGACGGTGTTCCAGACAAAAAAATCATTGGCAAATGTGAAAAGTTTTTCTTAATGAATTTTGCTGAAAGATTTGGTTTTGGAAAAGTTCCGTTCCTATGATGTTCGTCTGAAATTATTAAATCGAATTTGCCTTCAATTTTATGCAACGATTCATTGTTTATGACAACAAGTTCGTAATTGTAATTTAATGCGCTGAAATCGTCTAAAATTGATTGTATTGCCTTTTTCTTTGTAATAAATAAAACACGCTTGTAATCTTTTGCAATTGTCAAAGCGGTTGCGGTTTTTCCAGTTCTAACTTCCATCGCCAGGTAAACGATTCCAAATTGCTTCAGAATCGATTTTCCTTTGATACCGATGTCGTTTTGATATTCACGTAAAATCATTTGTTAAATTTTGACTTTAAAATATTATAGTAAACTTTGTTTACGGATTCTTTATTGTTTCCTCGATTGTAATTGAATAGCATTATTCGTTTAATTCTTTGTAGTGGTGTCAATGTCTTCAGTTCTTTTTTTAAGTTCATAATGTTATTTTTTAAAAATTATCATTTGGATAGTAATCACGACAAAAAGTGTTTTTTAATTGAATGCAAATCAATTGCAATGCAATTTTTAAGGATTCTATTATTTTATTCATATCTTATTTTTTAAATTTTTCAAACCATTCTTTTGCAAAAAGCAATGGTAGTTTTTCTCTATCACATTTGACACAAAATGATGCGTATTGTTGCATAATATCAAATGTTTGTTTCTTTTCCATTTCTTTTGCTTCGTCAATTAACCAATGTGCGTTTTCACTTATTTGTATGTAATTATTAATTTTTGATTGCTCTAAAAACCAATCAATAATTGATATTTCTTTTTCCATTATTTTATTTATTTATTTATTTATAAAAAATCAATACTTCTTATTTTTGCACGTGTGAAATCGTCTTTGAAAATATCGATTGCATTTTTGATGTCAGTTGCTTGAATTGTGATTTCATAATCTTGACATTCGTCGTTTTTTTCAACCCAGTAATAAAATTTAAATTGTTTCATTTGTTTTGTGTTTTCGTTAGTTTCTAAAATTTCGTCAAAATATGTCATAAATTAAAATAAAGTTTGTTGTGTTAAATATGGTTTTAATCTTTTATTTGCCAAATCAACATATTCTTGTGAAATTTCACTTCCGATGAATTTTCTTTTTTCTTCAATAGATGCAACGGCAGTTGTTCCGGTTCCCATATATGGATCATACCAAATGTCGTTTTCTTTTCCAAAATTTATCATAAAATATCGAGGTATATCTAAAGGCATAATCGCTTTATGTACAGACGCAAACGGATTTGAATGTGAATTTAATATTTTAAAAACATTTGATTGTGTACCACGTTTAAAATTCGCATCGTTAAAATATCTTTTATTTGGTTCATTATTTGAAAAAACAATAATATATTCAAAACCACTATTCAAAACGTTTTCACTGATTGCAGGTTCGCCAAATCCTTTGTGCCAAATAATCATTTCTTTTATATTTTCAGCAAAATGACCGATTAATTTATGCAAAGCAATTTTATTTCCAGATAACATTTGAATATTGTAAAAAATATGATTTTTTGTTACTCTCAATAATTCAGTAATTAATTCTTTTTGTTGGTCGAAATATTGTTCTTGACTAAAACCATCTTTAAAATCTTTATATTTTGCAATTCTTTCAGTTTTTACGTTGTAAGGTGGTGAAGTCAAAACATAATCAATGCTTTTATCTTCCATTCTTTTCATTGTTTCCAAATTGCTTTCGCAATATATTTTGTTTAGTTCTAAATTATTCATAAGCCCCAGTTATATTGTTACGTTTTTCATTTGATTTTTTTACTTCAGTATAAAGATTTGATTTGTTTTCAAAACCAAGACTTTCAATTTTTTCAACTTTTAAAACTTTTAAAGGTTCTTTGATTCCAAGTCTTGTGTTTTTAAAAAATCCGTCTTCATATTTATAAACTACATTTTTCAAATATATTTTATCTTTTCCTTTTTGCAATGTTAAATTGCAATATATTATTTCTTTTCTTGTTTCTTTCATATTTTAAAATGGTATTTCGTTATTTATTTCACTATCTGTTTTAATATAAAAATATCGACCGATATGGTCTTTGTCTTTTTCTAATTCATAATTTTTGAATTTACAATATTCGTGTATCCATTTTAAGAACGTTTTAGACGTCATTAAATTATAATTCTTATATTCAGACGTAAACTTTGAAATAATATCTGTATTGTAAATTCTGACGTTTTCAATAAGGTTTCCGTCTTCAATCCAGTCGTAAAAATCTTTATTAGTACTTTGAATGAATCTTTTAATGTCTGCATTAATTGAAATTGATTCAATCAATCCGTTTTTCAAAAACTTTTGTAAATTCTGAATCATATAATTGTCAAACAAGATCCAGTCTTCAGATTGCCAGGAATCAAATAACAATCGACCATATTCAGTTAATGGATTTCTTTTTCCGTTGAAGTATTGAAAAAATTCAATTTCGTGTCTTCGTCTGTCGTGTGAAGTTCCACTTCCATTAATTACATAATTTGTTGTAATTATAATTTTTGGCGAGCGGTCAAACGGGACAAAGATTTCGTCTTTGTTTTTTCTGTTGATTGTAATTCCTTCAGTAATAATTGAAAATAATTGTTCAAATTCAAAGTTCTTTTTCACGTCATCAAATGCCAATACTTGCGTATCAATTGAAACACGTTGATAAATGAAATCACTTTTCTTTGTGTCAAATGATTTTCCGTCAATCTTTACAACTTTTTTAAAATTAGACAAAGCGGAAATCATTAAACTTTTTCCAGATCCACCATTCGGATTGTCGTCAATTTCCTGGTCGTTTATTATGATTGCCTTTTGGTCCGTCTTGTCTTTGTATGAATGAATTAAATATCCAAGTGTGTGTTCTAATGCGTTGATTCTTGTTTCGTCTTTTGCTGAAACTTTTGAAACCATATCTTTAAAATCGTTTTCAACGTTTTCAGATTTGACAAAGTTTCTGTTTATGATTTGATTTTCCCAAATGTAGCCATCGACATCGATAAAATCAATCAATTCAACTTTTGATTTTGTAATTCTAACAACACCATTCAAAAACGGAATGAATGCTTCAGATTTCGAATCCTTAATCATTTTTAATTCGATTGATTCCAACATTGTCAAATAATAATCGCTAAACATTTGACTTGATTTCGAGCAAAAATTGAAGACTTCAATTTCGTTTCTGTCAAGTAAGTGTTGCAAGACAATATCTTTGATAATATCTGTACTGGATTGATTGACTTTGTTTGATTTAATATGTACAAATGTCGGTTGATTTGACGATTCTGGATAATACTTTTTAAAACCTTTTCTTTCAAGCCAATATTTGTATTTCAATGAATCAATCTTTACTGAAATATTTCCTTTTTTGTCTTCATACTTTTGCCAGAAATCTTCGTCTTCGTTTATTTCGTTTATTTCGTCAATTATTTTTTCGTCGATTTTTAAAAAATTTGCGATTTCTGTTTTAGGCATTCCTTTTGACAAATTGTTTTTTATTCTGTCAATCTTATTTTGGTCTTCAAAATACTTTGATGACGGTGTTGCACGTTTATACGCACTTTGAAACAAAGTTGTCAATTCAAATTCTGAAAAATTACCATAAACAACGTTGTTTTGAACGTAGCCAATAGCATAATCGAATTGAACACCAAATTCACAAAGCGCCATTGCAAGAATAAAAAGATTATTATTGCGTTCGCCTTCTTTAAATCCGTATTTTGAATCCCACCATTTCAACAAACGTCGAATGATTTCGTCTTCGTCTTGCAAAGGCAATAATGGTTTCTTTTCATAAACTGAAAATCCTTCGTCTTCGTTTAATTTGTCCCAAATAGTTGCGTTTTCATTTATGTAAACGTCTGGATCATAACTTTCAAAACAAACACGTGAAACGTTTGAATTTTTAAAGTCAAAATAATCGGATTTAAAATATTCGCCAAATGCTTTGAAGTATCTTTTATGATTTTCTTTGTCGCATTTCGGAATGCGAATCAATGCTTTCAATCCGTTTCCGCTCGGTGATTCAAAAACTGAAAAAACATATTCGCAGTTCATTAATCGTTTACGTTCTTCGTTTTTCTTTTCTTCGGATTCATATTTGTCAAAGTCAAGAATGCAAAGTCCAGAATGTTCAATCAAAGCATTGTCGTTTCTTGTTGAAAAAGTTCCATTGAATAAAATTGAAATCAATGAATTTTTCAATTGTTTTTTTTCTTCGCATTCTGGCATTGTTCGAATCTGTAAAATCTTATCTTTTGACGCACCATTTTTGATGCGGTCCAAAACTTTGATAATGTCCAAGTCAAACGGAACGTCATCTGTTTTGTAAAGTGATTTAAATACTGATATTTTCATTTTAATTGTTTAAAGTTAATTCATTTCCAGTTAATGAAAAGTATAAGTTTTGAATTTGATGAATATATTTAATTTTTTTATTTATAAAATTTGTAAATTCTTTATAATTATAATCACATTCAATTTCTACTTCATCTTTTATAAAACCTCTATAATCGTCCCACCCATAAACTACATCAAATCCAAACTTCAACAAAAATTCTTCTGTAAGTTTAATTGGTTTAAATGTTTTTATGTTATATTTTAATTTTTCTCCGTTACTTAATTCACAATAAATATAATCGTCTTTAATTCCTGCAACTTTTAATATTCTACCTAAATGGTCAAGTAATAAATTCCCGATTCTTAATTCTTTGATATTCATATTATTTAATTTTAATTGTTTTTTAATTAGACGCAAAGACGCAAAAAAGTCAAAAAAATTTGTGTCGTGTCGTTTTATTTTCATTGTGGTTCGTTAATAAGGATTTTGCGTCATTGTGTTACACGTTGGAATGCTTTGTCAATTTTATTATTGTCGTGCAAATATACATTTTTGACTTTTAAAAGCCATTCATAAAATTCAGACATTTGCTGAATGTCAGATTTTTTCTTTGATTGATTTAAGATATTTGATTTCATTGTCGATTTCTGTTTTAAGTGTTGGAATAAAGTTTATTGGTATTTTTCCGAACTGAAAAAATATTGCGTTGTAAATTGTTGTTGTTCGTTTTCCAATTTTTTCAATTGCTCGATTTCGTATGTGCGACGGAATCGATTTGTAAGTTTCTGGTTTCATTAAAATTTTAGTTTTGAATTAATATTGTAAAAACTAACTAATTTGTCATAAATGAATGGATTGTCATTTGCTAATTTAAAAAGTTTTGTCCATATATGATTGTCAAATAAATTTATTTTTTGTTTCAATTCATCGTTTTCAAGTTTCAATTCGTCAATTTTATTTTGATATTCTAAAAATTTAAAATCAAATCCTTCATTCAATAGTTTTAATTTATTTTCTATTCGTCGAATATGTGGCAAATGATTTATAATTTCGTAAAGTTTCAATAAATGTGATATTGAACAATGCTTCATATTAATTGTGTCGCCAATATTTTGCAAAGTAAAATTTTGTTGTCTTAAAATATTACAAAAAATCGCTTTTATTTCTACAATTTCACGTCTTCTTGACGGTTTGCTTATATCGATTCCAGTAATTGTTGTAATGTCTTTTAAAAGTTTTATGTTTTCCATAATATAAAAAACGATTGACCTATACATCGTGAGGTGATTTTATTAAAAAATGTCTTCAACTGAAACTTCTTCGTCTTCAATTACTTCAATTGATTTTGCCAAATATGAATCAATATATTTTCTCAATTCATTGTAAGCATTATCGGCTTGAATTGCTTGGTCCGCTGACAAAGTGTGTGCGAACTTAAATTCTGGAATCGAATATTCGACCTTTCCTTTTTTCAATTCAATTGCGTTTGAAACTTGAATCCATTCATCTGATAAACGTGAACGTGATTTTTGTGTGAAATCGCCCCACGATTGAACCGAAGAACCTTTGATGTTGACGTTTGCAATTTCGCCAGATTCTAACATAATGTAAATTGATTTCGTGTAATGACCGCCCATTGCAATAATCGTTTCTTTGATGTCTTTGTAGATACCTTTTACCGATTGATTTCCTTTGAAAAGTCTGACATTGATTTCGTCATTACCGATTGATTTCACTTCGTTAGAATAAACGCCAGATTGATTTTTGTCGTTCCACCCTTTGATTGTGTGAAATTCCATCAAAGTAAGAAATTTGAATGGTAATTCGATTTTTACATTTTCTTTTTTGTCTTTGTCATAATATGCAAAGGTTTTGTCGTCTGATTTCCATTCAAAATAATACTTTGTTGGATTTGAACTTTGTGTCTGAAATTCTGCTTGTCTGCTCATTTGATTAAAATTTAATTGTTATTGATGATTTTCTTGGTGTTGTTGATACTTTTGGAACAATATTTCCGTACATATCTGGTACTTCCATTCTTTGTGCCAATTTTAAAAGTTCTTCACGTTCTTTTAATTGTTTCTTAAATTCTCGATAAACTTCGTCTTCGTCGTAGTTGATAACGAATCCGCCTTGAACTGGATTGAACTCGACATTGTTTAATGTGGTTTTTTCTGTCAATGTAATTTGTTCACGAAGTTGTGAATCCATTGCATTAATGGTTTCTTTAATCTTTGCGACTTTTGTCCAAAATTCAATTTTGTCAATTTCGCCATTCTGAAGAACTTCATTTACGATTTCTTTTCCTCGTGAAATGTAATCTTTTTTTCCGAAATGAATCGGAAAAGATTCTTGTTCTCGCATTAATTCAAAAAGTTGTTTGCTCATAATTATTTGGTTTTAAATGTTTCTTTGTAGTATTGTTCTGCATATTCAAATGGTGGTATTTGTTGACCATTATTAAAAGCGTCAATAATATGTTGCTTTTCGATTTTTTTTGCTTGTTCAATTTCTTCTTTAAATGAAAATTCAAAATTTTTATTAAGATTATTTAATATTTCAACTAAATATTCAATCGCTGATTGTTTCATTTTAATTTGATTTTAAATTGTTATTGTTGTCGTTTTTATTTATTTCGTTAATAAAGTAAATTGTAAGTGCAATTGTGATCCATATTTTCAAACTTAAATTTTCAGTGTGCAATGCAATAAAAGCCAGTAATAAAATAGTAAATGTTTTCATAATTTTAGTTGCTAAAAAATGTGTTAATTTTTTCGATGTTCAATTCCAAATCAAATAATTGACTTAAATAGAAACAATCTTTTAAAGTTAATTCAGTCCAAGAAATTTTTTCATCTAACGACTGAAGTAAGAAATTTGAAACTTCTGATTTGTCATTTAAAAGAATCATTCTATTTTCTAATGACATTTTTTGTGATAATTTTTTCATAATATAAATTTTTATTTGTTATTTCTTCGACAAATATAAGACGTTTTTTATTAATACAAAACATATTATAAAAAAATATTAAAAAATACGCTAATTTATAATAATTCTAAATAAGAACGATTAAAAAATATGCGTCAATCTGGCAATTTGTCCGAAGTTTTTATGATGAACAAATCCTTCAATCGCTTTTGGTGCGTGTTGATACCCGTTTCGGTGGTGCCAAGAATCGGTTCCACTCGGTGAACGCAAACTTTCAATCGTGCAACCGATAAAATCTTTTGCAATTTTATGGTGAACGTGGTGTGTGTAAATATATCGGTGCTTTGAATTGGTCCAGTCTTTTGATTCTGAAGCCATAAGCAAAGGCAAATTTTCTAATTTTGCACCATCACCGTGAGTTGATCCAATAAGATTGTCGTAATACTTGTAATATTTTCGATGTGAAATTGAAACGTCAAACGTAATATTGATACAATCTTTAAAATAGGATTGAATTACTTGTGCAAGAAAGAATCCGTTTGTGTAATCGTGGTTTGAAGGGTTGAAAACAAAGTGAACGTCTGCAACTGGAATCAACATTTTTAAAACATCAACATATAATTGTTTTGCAATCATAAAATTTTCATACCACATTCCGTCTGTATCTTGTGGCGTTCCGCTTGTTGTAGTTCGTTTTGGATTGTCAATATGTAGAATGTCATTTCCGCCAATAAAAACAATTTTGTCAATATTGAATCCAGACGATTTGTCAAGAATACCTTTGACACCTTCCAAAGTTCTTTGAACCGCAATATTTTGATTATATTTTTCGCCAGTTTCCCACTCGTTACAAAGTTTTCCAATATGAATGTCGGCTGGACTTAAAACAAGACAATGTCCGTCTTTAATATACGACCTTTCAAATATTGGAAATATTGGTGTGAATTTTTGTAAGTCTTCAATCAACGCATCGGCTAATTGTTTAAATTCTTTTTCTTCCGGTTTCTCAAATAACGGGTTTGTAACACGAACAGATTCAGTCTTTGTCTTCAACCATAACATTGGCGCAGTTGTTGGATCAACTCCAACGTTTTGACACGCTTCAATAATACCTTTTGAATTGATTTGTCTTCGAATGTAAAAACGTAAAGTGTCTTTTTCAGTACTCGACAATTTTAAATCGTGTTTTTTAATGATAAAATTTAAATTATCAATGTGATTTAAACTAAAATCAATGTCATTGTAGTAGATTTTTGAATCCATAAGTGATTTTTAATTGTCGAAATATACGCTTTTTTATTTAGTTTTCCACAAATTATAAGAAAATAAAATTGCAAAGTGCGGTTTTTCTGTAAATGGTACATTCATTTGAAGTGCAAAATTTAGTTTTGAAGTACCGAAATTTAAGTTTGTGAACAAATAAGGTGTATTTATAAACCAGGAACCACCAACATTTTGAGAAAATCTGTATTTGTCAATCAATAATTTTCTTTGATTCTCAATAATATTGTTTTGTTCGATTTGTTTTAGTTCAAATAAACCAATTAAATCACTTTGTTTTTTAACTTGGTCTTTGCAAGTGTCAAACTGAAGTAATTCTTTTACAATATTTCTTGCGTAATCAATTGGAATTTTTATTATTGTATCTTTTTGACAAAAAGTCTTCGATGTCGTTATGCTGAAAAGTATCAACAAAATCAATTTTAACTTCTTCATATTTTATAATATTAGATTTTGTCTGAATTATTTGCTTTTCAATTGAATCAATTTTCTTTTCGCTTTGAATGATGTCGTTTTCTTGCGTTTTGCGACTACTTCTAAATAATAACAATAAAAGTATTACAATAATATAAATAATGTCCCTATATTGAAAAATAATAGTTCGATTCGTCTTGACGACGTTTGACAAGTCCAGATAGAACTTTGCCATTTGCTTTTGTCCATTTTCTAAATTCATTTTCAATTTGTTTGTCGTTTGGATTTGCATTCACTATTCTTAATAATGTAGATTTTTTAAAGTTTGCAACACCTACATTGTAAGCAAAAGAAACCAACGCATTGAATTGTCTTTGATTTAAGTCAGAAACAACGCTTTGTGATACAGATTTTGCAAATCGGTCCGCAATTTCTTTAAACATTTCGAATGCACGTTCTTTTGTAATTGGTTCGTCTAACAATGTAACACGTTTTCCGTCTTCGTAATAAGTATTACCATAGCCAATTGTCGGAACTTTCGCTGGACACAAATAAGGTTTTAAAACCAGTCCTTCGTGTTTTGTGATTAAATTATATCCTTCATTATTCAATTTCATTCTTGATGTATTTAGCACGTTGAATTGTGGTTTTTAAAAGTTTCCAGATATTGACTTTGAATGCAACTTCGAAATTTTCTTTTATTGAAGTCATTTCAATAAATATCAAAATGATTGCTACGACTTTTGTAAAAAAATTATCTATTTGAAACCAGATTTTAAAAAATTCGCCAAGTAAAAATTTGTCTATTGCAAACAACAATAAAACGGACATTTGATATAAAACAAATTTTGACACAATGTTTGACATTCGTCTTGAAGAAATTTGTTCTTTGATTCGTATTGCTTTGAAAATACCAAATATTGTATCAAGTGCAATTGCAACACCGACCGCAATAAGAAGTCCTTTTATTGGTGCAAAAAATAGACAAAAAGAAACAAGCAAATAATTTAAAATTGTTTTCATTATAAGGCAAATATATGTTTGGGTGTTTTTACTTCAATTTCGTTTTTAAATTCAATTTCATAATCTGACATCACGTCAAAATGATAACCTTCAATAAAGACTGGTTTTGTTATTTCGTTAAAATCTGCATCGTAAATTCCAGGTTCTAAAACAATAAAACCAATTTCAACAATTGATTCAATTCCTTTTCCGTATGATAAAACAATTTCCTTTTCAGAATTTTCAGTTTCAATATAAATTTTTTTCGCAATTAAATCGAAAATTGCAGTTTCTTTGTCTGAATATTTTAATTTATATATTTGCATTTTATAAAGTTGTTAGTTCCGCAAGTTGCGAATTTGTTAATCTTGTTTTCCAAATATTTGCGTTGTTTATTCTGTCATTAAATTGTGATCCAGCATTATAATTATGTCCTAAATCTATTTGACTACAAATTGGAATTGTTGCACTTGTATCGGTTCCAATTTGAACCCCATTCATATAAAAAACAACATCATTGTTTTTATAAGCAATTGCCAATTTGTAAGTTCCTACCGATGTTATTTCTGAAGTTATTATGTTAGATTGTAAAGTTCCGCTATTAAAAATTCTTGCTCTTATAATGTTTGAATTTGCACCAGAAAAAGCCAAATAAATACGATTGTCAGCACTTCCGTCAGACAAATGAAAAATATATCTTGAAACACTTCCTAATAATTTAGAAACTTTAATTTCAGAATATATTGTTCCTTCAGTTTGTCCAATTAAAGAACTTGCTGAAGTTTTAGAAATTACGTCTTTGTTTCTTGTTACAGATGCAATAGTTGTTGGAATATATGAAGTACTATGTGAGCTTAATTCTATTTGAGAACCCCAAAAATTCATTGCTGAAACTCCATCGCCTAAATATGACGCAATCCCTAAACTATTCAATAAATTCATATATAAGACCGTCGTTGCACCGGATACAAAAGTCCAGGTTGCCGAACACTTATACCAGCCGTCTGCAAATTTTTCAATTTTTCCGTTTTTTGCTGGTGCAGTTGTTGTTGCGGTTTCATTTGTTAAATCAAAATCAATAAATCCCCCAATTGAAAACGCTTCGGCTAATTGAAATTTTGTTCTTCCATTTGCTTTGACAAATACGGAAAAAGTATAATCACCGCCAATTGCTTGATTTGCTACAATTGCCATTGTATGCAATCCAATTGAAGTGTCTTCAGTTAATTTATCAGCGGTTAATGTTCCGTTTGGTGCATTTGTTGAATTTGTAGAAACTGAAGCGCCGACTTTTATATAAACACCATTACTGAAATCCTCGCTATATGTTTGTAAATTTGTTCTTTGTTGTTCAATTAAAACACTTGGGCAATTTGAATTTGTATAGTCTAAACGTGGCACATTAACCGCTACGTTTTCAATTAATCCAATTGAATTTACACGTGTTGCCGTTGTGTTTCTTGTAACTACCAAATCACCACTTCCGTCAAATGGTTTTATAGCATATAATTTTGATGCCTTTGTTCCGTTTGGTGTTACAACCAAACTTGCACTTTCAAATAAACTCATTTTTAAATATTTTTTAATAGTTCTTTTAAGCAATTTTCTACCTCAAAAGTTCCGCCATTATTTGCAATTCTTGTTTTAAAATCCTGGATTGCTATTTTTATGTCATTCTTAATAATATTTTTAATATCAAGAATTGACATTGCAATTTTAAAATCGATTTTCATAATTAACTAATATGAACAAAAACCGGATCATTTTCTTCAAGTTCCGTTTCAAATCTACAATATAAAAAACAAGGACCAACGTTTATGTTGAACGCCTCTTCTTCAATATTTATTGTTTTAAATAAAACAAAATTCACATTGTCAACGCTTATAAAAAAATTGACAAATTGCTTATAATTTTTTAATCCATTACATACTATTGTATATAAACCATCAATGCTTTGTGTCGCTGATGTTGTGTCTGTTGTTACTCCGTTTAATAATGTTTGCATTTTTTAAAAATAGTTTAATTTTTTTGATATTTTCTTCAGTTCTTTTGTCAACTTTTCGCATAATTAATACGGATTTTGTAAGTACCATTTACCACAAACTAACTTTGATTTAATTGGATTCACAATATTGTTTGAATTTGAAACATATTCTGGCAAATGAAATTTGCAAAGCCATCTTTCAAGACGTGATTCGTACATTTCCATTTTCATACGTTGTTGATTCACTAAATAATCAACCTCAACTTTGTCAACTGAAGTTGAATCCGCTGGATTGTGTTTTGTGATTCCGCCATTATTTATTTGATATGCACCGAACAACAAATATTCCATCGCCGATCCGTGAATAATATAAGGAACTAAATAATTTTCGTACAAAGTTAAATATTCATCAATCAAATCGTCGTTTTCAAAGTCTTCACAAATTTTATTGTAAAGCGTTTCACCAAGAATTTCTTCAACTCTAATTCGTTGAAAGTCTGCAATCGCTAAAACGTATTTGTCAACGTCAATATTGCCACCCAAAGGGGTGTTTTTTGTCAGTTCGTTTTCTTTTAAAAGTATTGTTGTCATCTTATTTTCTATAATTTGGATCTAACGACCAATAATTGTTTGACGATTCAGCAACTTGCGCCACCTCAATTGGATTTGTTTCAAGTCTTGCACCAGAACGTTCGCTTGGTTCTAATTCATTTATGATTCTTTGTGCTTCATTTACTGAAATTGATTTGTTGTTTCTTTTTAAGTAAATTTTTCGCATCCAAAAATGTGAGCAATTCACACCACCTTTGTATAAAAATAAATTGTATGTGTCTGCACCACCTGGACCAAAACCAGGATTGATTGCTGGATTTTGACTTGCAAATAAAACGTCTTCTTTTCTGTAAACTTTTGACGCACTCACCATTTTATTGCAAAATTCACGTGAATTTCCGCTTGTTCTTAATGGTGCGTATTGATAACGAATTTTAAAAATGTCATTGTCTTGTTCGCTTGTTACATTTGGAAATGATGTCGGAACTGATGCCAATTTCAAAGTCAATTCCGTAATTGCTGGAACGTCTTCTTGTTTGCGTTCGTCAATTACTTCATAATTTTCCAAGTCTTCGTCTTCACCTAATTCAATTAAACTTTCAGCGATTTGATTCAGAATCATTTCTTCGTTTTCGTCAGTCTTATCTTTTGAACAACAAATTTGTTGTGATAATTGTGTTATTGGTATTTGTTGATTTGTGAACATTGCTTGTGCAACTTCAGCTGGTAACGATAAAAATTGAACCAAGAAAACAATCGCTTGTTCTTGTGTCAAAATTCCTTCGCCTACTTTTGCAATGATGTCAATTGCACTTGAAATTTGAGCGCCATTATATGAAACTTTTGAATCTATTACGTCAGTTGCAACCGATTGAACATTATCTTGTGAAACAATGTCAGATGCTCGTAATGAAATAAATGACAAATCAATTGAAACGTTTTGACTTGCAAAAATTTCCATTAAATTATCAAGAACAATTTCTTGTTTTGGTCGAATTACATTTATCATTAATTCTTGAAATGCAACTTCTAATTCGTCAGCATTTGAAGAAAATCCACTTGATGCACCAACTCCAACAATCAAACCAGACGTCAATTTGTGTGATGTCATAATTTGTTGACGTGATTCACTACTTAAAAATTGATATTGTTGATGTGCGTCGCTAACTTCTAACGGTGTGATTGTAATTTCTGAATCTTTGTTGTCGTTCCAATTTAAAAAGAATTTTCCAGCATTTCCAGAACCAGTCAAATGATTTTTGATTTGTTGTGTGTTTTGTTGAATTTCTTCTTCAGACAATTGAACTCCAGTATTCATATTGATAACGTGTCCGAATGACAATCCGTTTTGAATATGATTAATACAATAGTTTGCAATTTCAGATTCCATCATTGAATATGGAAGTCCCGAAATATATGAAGGGTTTTTATAGTAAAATTGTCCTACTTGGTAATCTGAAATAATAAAAATTTCACTTCGTTCACCTCGTGTTGGATCACCATAACCAAAAGCGTCAAAACGTTCTGGTTTGTATTTGTTTACATTTCTAAAATCATAAGAAAAATAATATCCACTTATTTCACCGTTTTCATCTGCAATTTCTGGTGCAATACATTGCTTTGCAATATGATATATTTTTTGTAATTTATTGTCAATATATTTCAATTCCAAAGACGCTTCACCAAACATTTCAAAATCTTTGCAAACTTTTCGCAAGTCTGACTTTGAAAGTGTTGACATAACGTACGCCCAATTCGATGCTTTTGAAACTTTGTCTTTTGATGTCAATCCTTTTCCGTAAATGAATTGCGAATATGAATCAATTATTGCTGAATTTGTAGGCGATCCGTTGTATGCGTCAATAATATCATAATAAAATTGATTTTTATCGCCATTTAAAACCCACTTTTTACCAGAAACTTCTTTGATTTCTGGTCGATTGTAGTTTGCTAATTGAAATATTTGTAAATTATTTTCCATTTTATACTTTTAAAACTCCTTTTGTTAGTTTGTAATTTTCCAAATCTGTTTGCGATGTTGCATAAGATTTGCCACGATACAATAATTCGTCAGTAATTGAATCAAATATTTCAATTTCCGAACTTTCGCCTTCAACAAATGTCTTAATAAATTCTAAAACCATATAAGAATTGTACTGAAGTGCTGGAATTTCGAATGTTTCTGTTGTATCTTTTAATTCATTGCGTAATTTTAGCAATACAATTTCCGAATGATTTCTCGGAATGCAACGCAATGAATGAATTTCGTCTGTTGGATTGAATACTACCATACTAAAATAACAATTTAATTTGCTTTTGTAACACAAAAAAACGCATTACAAATTAATGCAATGCGTTTTTCAACAATTAAAATCCGATTTTTATGAAACCACCACGTCAGATACTAATAATTTTAATGCAGTTTTTGTTGTTGAATCCAAGAATGGTGAATTGTCTTTTTCTTCAGCATTGATTGCTAAAGTAAAACCGCTCAAATCCCCAGATGCACCACCAGTTACTTTTGTCATATTAGACATAGTACCATTGTAAGCACCTACAAGAACAATGTTTCCGTTGTAGTCTTCAACAAAAACGCTTGGTCTTCCAGCACAAATCAATTGTGCTTGTGCTTGTAAATCTGCCGATAATTTTGGCAATGTAACCGCTAATGCTTGTGCAACAAAGAACGTTCCGTTGTCTTCCGAAGAAGTTCCCGTTTCCGTTAAAGTGTTTGTTGTTGCTTTTACTTCATATTTGAAAACTTCGTCTAAAGTTCCCAATGATGTAACTTGGTGTGCAGTGATTACTAATGCGAAATCTTCAGCAGTTCCGTTTGCGAAATAAATTGATTTTATTCCACCTTTTTGGTCCTTGCAATTAAGCAATTTTCCTTTTGAAACTAAACAAGACATATATTTTTTATTTAAAGTTATTTAATAAACCGACACTTTTTCAAATGTCGGTTTTTATTTTTTGTGAATTAGTCTTCGTAAGTTAACCAAACGATTTCACTTGGATTGTAATATCCAACTCCAGCCGCATAAACAACTTTTCCACGAACTTTTCCAGTTAATAAACCGATTTCGTCTTCATCTACTAAAGTAAATGTATTGTAGTCAGCAAGTAAACCAGTTCCGAAAACAAGATTTTTTCTTTCGAAAACCGCAACCGTGTTGTCTGGTAATCCGTTCACAACCTCGATTGCATAACGACCAATTGACAATGCGAAATCTGTATTTCCTAATCCGTTAGTTACTCCAGCAGTAGCCAATTTGAAAGCATACATTTGAGCAACGTCTGGCGAAACCGCAACTACTAATTCTTTACGTCTTAATGCGTAAGGAACCGCATTCAATGCTGGTTTTAAATAAGCATCTAAAACGTTCGATTCAGATACAACCGCACTTGGGTTTGTCAATCCGTTTCCACCTTTTATGATGTCAGCGTCAGCCGCCCATAAAGTGATGAATCCGTCAAATTCGTCAGCGTTTGCGTCAGAACCTTGCCAAATGTCAGTTTCTAATTTTTCAGCCATTGCGCCTAAAACTTCCATTTGAATTGCCTCCATTATGTCAGCTGGTGCGTTTGGATTTGATGCGTTTGCACCCATAATTCCGTCAGACCAAGTTGCACGGAAATCTTCTTTACAAACGTCAAGGTCGTTTTTGAATTTTTTAGGTTCTAAAGTGTTTTCGTTTAAAACCATTGCACCAGCAGGTGTGAATCCGCAAGAATATGCAGTCGTTCCGTTAGTGTATTGAATTTTTCTTAATGCTAATTTGAAGTTTACGTCTTCAGCGATTGTTACAATGTTTTTTGAAATTGTGTCAATTTCTTTGAATGCTTGACCGATAATTGCACCAGCCGCTTTTCCATTGTAATTTGATGTTACTGTTGTTGTTGTTGCCATTTTTTAGTTGTTTAAATTTTTAACGTTTTTTAAAATTCTTTGTTTTTTTGTTAAATTCACTTCAACAACTTGTGTTGTTTCTGGTGTGATTTTTACTGAAGGTTTCACTTCTTTTGAAAGTTTAATTTCTTCGATTTGTTTTGTTAATTCAGTTTTGATTGTTTCAATTTCCGTTCCAACTTGTTTTGAAAATTGCATCATCATTTCTTTGATTAAGTTTGTCAATTTTTCAGTTGCGTCGTCAGACATTTCAACTTCTTCTTCAACAACAATTTCGTCTTCAGTTTCAACTTCTTCTTTTACTTTGATTTCAGCGATGATGCCTTCTTCAACAATTACAAGAATTGTGTTGTCTTCAAGTTCGTGTTCACCAATTGGCGCTGGAATTAAATCCCCATTTTCTGCAACGATAAAAACCGCTTGTCCTGGTTCAAAAGATTCAGCCTCTAAAATTGTAACACCGTCAATCAATTTCATTTGAGCCATTTTGATTTCGACTTTTTCAGTCTTATTCAAAACCGCATCAAAACCAGATTTGATTGCATTTGTAATTTGTTCAGTTAAATTCATATTTGTTTGTGTTAAATTGATTTTTTCCAAATCGAACATTCCATCAATAGAAAATCCTTTCACTTGTCCAGTTTTTACGTAGTCATTCCAAATGACATCGTTATCAACTTTCATAGTTGCATACCAAGTCCCAATTGGTTCAGTCATTCCGTATTGAACTGACTTGTCGTGAACGTCGTCTTCTTTGATCCAAGATTCAACAAATGTAACACCTTCAATTTCTTTGTCGTGTTCTAATGATGAATTTTGTTGATACGACATTTTAAAAAAGTTTTCCATCGATTTGCGAATCGTTTCTTTTGAAAACTTTATAAAAAATTCGTGTCCATTTTGATTTCTGTAAATTTCCAAGTCTGGAACTAAAACCGCACCAAGTAAAAGTCTTTTTTCGTTGTCAATAGTTGACAATTTAATTTGCTTTTGTTTACTTAATGCAATAAAATTTGATTCGATTGCTGGTGTTTCTACTAAAGAAATACCAAAAACTCCATCTGTTTGACCTTCGTTGAAAATTACTTCGAATGTTTCCATATAATAATAATTAAAATTTGTTATTTTGTTATAAACTTTTATCCAAGTGATGCGTTTGAAATGATGTTTCTGTCTAATGATTGAGCAGTCGTTACCGCACCAGAAACAACATACGCTTGTATTGGATTTTGTTGCATTGCACTTCCTAAACTTGACGCTAATTGATTTGTTCCAGCGTTTCCGACAACGTTAAATTGTGGCGCTGAAGTTGCACCACCAGTCGCACTCGAAGAAATCGAAGGCGCTGAAGAACCACCGCCACCACCTGGAACTTTTACAGATAAAATCGACTTAACGTTTTTAATACCAGCCGCAATTGCAAGTCCAGCGTTTACTGGTGCAAGAAATGGTCCAACATAAGGGATTCCGACGGTCGCATCATACGCTTTTTGTGCGGATAAGAATGTCGAAATTGTTGCACTTGCAACTGACATCGCTTTTCCAGCCGCAGTTTCTTTTCCAAGTAAATCAGATGCACCAGCCAAAGTTTGAGAAACGGCATCAAGTGCGTCAATTTTCGCTTTTCCTTCTAATTTGTCAAGTTCTATTCTTGCTTTTACATTTGCGTCTTTTGCTTTTGTTCGTTCTTCTTCAGTCTTGAAATCACCTTCAGTTATGATTGCGTTTTGCTCATCAAGAATTGCACGACGTTCGTCAAAACTTAATGCAGTATTTTCATATTCCTTTTGCTTGTCTTCAAGTTCTTTTGTCGTTTTCTTTTCCGCTTCAATTGCGTCAAGTTCTTCGCCTTTGATTCTATATTTTTCTAAAATGTCTTGACGTGCTTTTGCTTTTTCTTCTTCAGACAATTTAATATTGTCAAGTTCTTCCAAATCACGTTGCTTTTGCAACTCTAATTTTTCACGATCCGTTTTCGCTTTTAAGTCTTCAAGTTCTTTTGCCGATTTTTCTTCAATTGATTTTAATGCGTCTTTTTGTTTTTGAAGTTCGTCTTTTTCTTTTTGACGTGCTTCATCATCTTTTTTGTTTGCTTCGTCTTGTCTTTTTTGTGCTTCGTCTGATGCTTGTTTATCAATACCTTTTATCTGTAATTGTAAACCAGCTTTGTCATTTCTTAATTTATCTAAATATTTTTTTTGTTCCGCAACAACTTTTTTCCCTTCCGCTTCAGTTTCTTTTGGATCAAAAATTAATTTTGCCAATGCGTCTTTTCCTTTTTCAATTAATTTTTCATCAACTCGTGCTTCAATATTCACACCAGGTATTTTGTTTACCAATTCAATTATACCATTGATTGCTTTTGCACCCATTTGATAAACTGAAGAAATTGGAATCGTCAAGAAATCCAATACCGAACGCAAAAGTTTGTAATTTCTTTTTTCTGCGTCAAGTGCTAATTTGTTTGTTACAAGTTGATTTTGAATTTGTATTTCACCCGCTTTTATTGTTTGGTCCGTTTGTGCAATTTTCATTTGCAAAATCTGTTTTTCAGATTTTCCTTGCAATTTCAAAACATTGTCTTGACTTCCGATTGCATCAAGTTTTCCTTTTTCTGCGTCAAGGTTTTTTTGACTTAATGCATTCAATTGTTTTTGTTCTTCAGACACACCAGAAACCGCTTCTTTTATATCATCCCAATATGTGTATATAGCACCCAATGCGATGACAAGTAAACCAATACCAGTAGAACCGATTGCGGCTTTTATTCCGTTGAAAGCATTTATTGCGACCGCTTTTAATTGTTTGAATGCGTCAGCACTTTCACCAAGTTGTTGCAACCCAGTTGAAAGCGCCATTGCACTTTGAACTTTTAAAAGTGTTTTTTCAACGTCTTCAGATTGAGCGCCAACAAGTCCCATTGCACCTTGAACGGCTGAAAATCCACCAGCAACACCAGACAATGAAGACGTCAAAGATTTAAACTTTGCGTCTGGATTGAATGCGTCTGTCAAAGATTTGGCATCACCGATTGCGTCTTTTAATTCAGACGCTTTTTTTGCGGCATTGACCGCTTCTTGTGAGGTTGCACCAAATTTTAAACTCAATTCATTTACTTCGTTTTGTGCTTCACGAAATTGTTGTTTTAAAGATTTGACCGCACCTTCGGCTTGTTCGCTTTGTATTTTTACATCAATTACTTTTTCAATTGCCATTGTCTTGCTTTTTTAATTATTTGTTTTAATGTTTTCGGAAATTGATATTTCCCTTTTGCACTTGCAATGATTTCGTTTTGTTCAAAATCTTGTGCCAACTTCAGTAATTGTTGTAAATTATCCATTTTGTGTGATTACGATTATGTCATTATTATTTGAAATTATGCTATAAAATAAATCAACTTTGCTTGTGTTTTCGTTTACTTCAATTTCAACATAGTTTCTAAAACTTTCAATTGTTTTTATTTGTCCGTTTAAATCTTGTTGAATTGTCCAAGTCAAAGGTTCGTTTGATGTAGTGTCAAATCTTAAAGTTTGAGCCGACGAATCAATTGTTCTTCCAACTGAATTGTCAAAAATTATACTTCTAAAATCTTGAATCAATTCCATTTGAACTTCAAACGTTTTTAAATTTGTCGTGAATTGATTTATAATATATCTTTTATCACGAATAACAATTCGGTCGTTCAATTTTAAATTTAATAATTCAGAATAAGGAAGTCGCATTGATACTTTTACCATTCTTGATTTTAATGAATATAAATTGCTTAAATAATTGAAATAATAATTTTGAAATAAAGTGTTTGTGATTGTACTTAAATAATACGAACTTATTTCAATTCCCCAATTCAAAGTCTGTTTTGTGTTTTGATAATTTGTGTCTTGTCCAAATACATTATAGTTTGAAATTACGCTTGTTGTTGATCCGTTATTAAATTGAAAATTTCCACTTGGTACATTACCAAGTTTATACAAAATCACTGGTTTTGGTATGTAAGTTTGAAACGTTTTATTTATTGAATAAGCAACTTGTAAATTGATTCCAGTAAATTTGTTAAATAGTAAGTTTTCAAACGGAAGTTTTATTGTATAATCGTTTCCGTCAGTGTTAAAAGTTGTACTTAAATTCCCGTATTCTCTGGCACCATTGTCAAAGAATGCACGATTCATAAAACTTTCAGATTTTTCATATTCGAAATTGATTTTCTTATATGGTTTTATTCTTTCAAAATCCAAATCGGTGATTGTATATTGTGTCAAGTCTTTTATTTGTCCTTGATAATACCAATTTTCAATTTGTTCCAAAGTGTAAACTGATTCATTTTCTGAAAAAGCAGTCAAATTGAACATTTTTAAAATCGCTGAAACGAAATCTGAAACTTTAATATCTGGAACGTATTGCGTCAAATCAAGTTGTGAATTTGTTGTTCCACTTCCAGTCGCTTGTGAAATATAAGAAACCCACTCAAAGTAACCAAATGGATCATTCCACATTTGATATAAACTTGATACTTCAGAATAATATGTACACGACGAACTTGTTTGAATTGTTAAATAATACGAACCAACTTCGTTTGGTAAACTTAAATTTATATTTGTACCCGTTCCGCTTTGATTAAAATAAAATTGATTGTCTTTGTATAATGTTACAATCCAAGTTGAACTAACTGACAAAGAAGCTGAAAAATTAATCGTTCCAGATGCTTGTGCTGGATCGCCAATACTAACTTCATAAGTATTGTTTAACGTATCAAAATAAACGTTTCCGTTATCTGTTAAAATTGTAGAAAAATCAACACGAACTGGTGATGAAGTTTGTGCAAATGTTTCTTTATTTTTTAACCACAAAAACGCTTCAGTGAATCTTGATTGTGTCAAGAAATTACCTTGAAATGAAACATTGTATTTCGATTCAATTGCATCAAATATTCTTGCGATTTTAATCGCTGGAAATAATTCTGAATAAGACATAGGTGTTGCGTTGTTTGATATGTCATTCACACCGCCACCGCCATATTGCCAAACTCTACTTGAACTAATCAAAGGAAATGAAACGTCGTCATTGTTTGATGTTTCAATATTCGTTTCAACGTTTGGTCCAGAATATTCAATTGTATAATCGTTTAACGTTTCCAAATCTTTCAATTTGTCTTCACGGAATTTGTCAGTCAAAGAAGTTAAAACACCATAAAAAGTAAGTTTGTAATTCTCAATTTTGTTTTGTTTTACCGAAGCACTTTCCAATTGCCATTTTCCAACACGAAAAATTTCGTTGTCAATTTCAATAAAACCATCATAACGAATTAACTGATTGAATCCATTGTCAACTTCGTTTTCGTACCAATGACGAAAAGTTTCATTGTTCTTTTTTGAAGCTGGAATTGTAAATGATTGCGTATAATCTGTAAACACTTTCGAAATATCGTTTATATTCTGAATTGAAGAAGTTACATTGATAACTTCATCGTCAAATAAATCGATTCTTTTTACTTCTTCGATAAATCCTGGACCTGGTGAAACACCGCCTAATGAATTTATAATATTAAGTAAACAATTTTCAGATTCAAAAGTTCCGCCATCTGAAATGATTCTGTTTTCAAAATCTGAAATTGTATTGATTGCAATTCCAAAAACACCACCCAAAGAAATAATTTGATTCTTTAAACAATTTTCAGATTCAAAAGTTCCGCCATCTGAAATGATTCTGTTTTCAAAATTTTGAATAATTAAATCAATTGACGGATCAATTTGTTTTTGTGTTTTTATATATAAAGCAACTTCCATTAAATTACGTCATTTATAAGGTTGAAATTGTATTCAAAATTTATTGTGTAATTTATATTTCTGTCTTTTAATTGTGTTTTCATTTCGCTTGAAGTTGATTTGCAAGTTACTGGAATATTGTCAAGCAATACCACTTGTGAAATAAGTAAGTCTTGAATCAATTCGAAATAATTTTCATCAACCCAGCCAGTATTGCAAGTTATTTTTTGCGTTCCGTTAAAATTGAATTGTTTATTTGAACCTACAAATGTATCATAGTCCCAAGATTCTGGCATCAAATTAAATGTCGAAGATTTAACTTCTATTGATTTTTGATGTGCTTTGAAAAATGTCAAGAACGACCAACCTCCAAACCTATTAATAAACGAACAAACAATCGGTGAATATTTAGGTTCACAAATTGATTCAACTACAAAATTAAATTGTTCTATAATCGATTGACGTTCTCTAAATAAAGTATATTTTCCATCTTGTGAATATGGTATTTTATAAACCGAACCAATACTTTCAATATAAGTAGTTGTTAAATCTGGAAATTCAACAAACCATTGCGTTAAACTTAACTCATCAACCTGGTCAATCCATACATTCACGTAACCAATAAAACCTTCTTTTTTATAAATTTTAATATTTGGATTGAATAACGGAACATTGTCATTGTTATCATTTTGATTTGCACCACCTAAAAAAGAAGTGTAACCATCAAAACAAATAAATGTTTCAACGTCAATTAATTCAAAAACATTTGCTGAAGTTTCTTTGTATCTTTTTACTTTTGCAAAGCACCAGTTTTTAAAAGATTCCAATGCAACAACTGAAGTATAAATCGGATTCTTTTCGTTTATAAATTCAACGCATTTGTTCGCAATATTGTAAACGTTTTCTGTTTGTGTTACTGAAATAATTTTTTTCGACATTGTATATGTCGGTGTTGTTGGTTCTGCAATATTATCATTCCAAATAAACAATTCAACTTTTGAACCGATTTGTCCAACTTCATCAATTGAAATTGTATAAGGTGAACGCACAAATATTTTTTTCATTATTGTAATTCTTTTATTAAAAATTTATTTAAATCTTGACCGTATGCTTCAAGAATTTCATCTGGTAATTTTTTGAACGCTTCATCAAATGGTTTGCTGAAAAATTCAGTTGTGCGTAAACCTCGATTGTAAATCGCTGACGAAATCATTGACACCATTTGTTTACGATTTATGAATTGTCCTTTTTCATTTCTTGTATTTGTCAATCCTTTTTGAATTACCCACTTGTCAATCGATGCACGAAGTCCGCCTTTTTTTCCAGTTCCACTTCCAAATTGATATGGTGAATTTGGCGCCTTTGCCGAACTCGTTTTTCCTTTTACACCTTTGTCAACAAATGTCCAATAGTCTTCAGCAAAGAAATCAAACTCAATTGAATTTTGATTTTGTTTAAATTCAAAATCTAACGAATCATATAATTTGCCGGACGCATTTTTTCCGTCTTTTTTTAAATTTGATTTCGCTTTTTCAATTACGTAATTTCCAAATTCTTCAAACGTTTTTTTGACTTCTTTTTGGTCCATCTTTTTAACAAACAATTACATTGTTAGCAATTGCCAAATCTAAAGTCGTTCGCCAGCCGTCAAGTTGATTTGAAAATTTTAAAAGCATCGGTTCGAATTGTGGATCGTTTGTCAATTCAATATCGAAATCGTTGTTTTGCAATTTCATTTTTGTAACTACATAGTTCAAAATTGCGTGGCACGTATTAAGATTGTCAAGTTCGTTGTCATTACCAAGAAACTTGTCTTGCACTTGTACTTTTGAAACGTTTCTAATATCTAATATTGTAACCTCAAAACTAAATACAACCACACCAGGTTGCACGTTTGAAGAAACAACGTTTAAGTGCGCCAAAGGATAAATATTTTTTTTATCAATATCGATTAAGTCTGGTGTTCCGTGTGTAATTGTATGCACCAAAGGATTTGATTCAAGCAATTGTTTTAAATAAGCGACTACGTCGTAAAATTCTTTCATTTTTCAAAATTTGTTTTTACTCTTTTTTGTTCTTCAATTTCCGATTCTTTTAAATACAAAAGGAAGGTAATCGCATTATGGATATTGATTGATTCTGCTCGTTCAATGTCAAAGATATTTCCTTTTGCAAGTCTGACAATTGAATGATACCAACCCCAGACTTCTTGAAAAGTTCCGCCACTTCCGAATTGTCCGTCGTCGTTAGAATCTTTGTTGAATAGTCGAGAATATTGTTCAATAATTCTATTCTTAAACTCCAAAAAAAAACCAGCGAACCTATTACGCAATCCATTTTTATATTGGCAAATTCTTCAGCGAACTTGTCGCCTTGAAACTTTTCAATTTCGTACATATTACCGAACGACTTTGTTATTGGTCTGTACATTGCCGACATCAACTTGGTCCAGTTGTCTTCGTTTCCAATTAACGTGTCAATATATGAAAACGTTCCGATTGATTCTTCATCAAAGTTTGGCACGAATCCGTATTTCACACCATTCAATTTGAATTGTCTGACAAGTGTCGGTTTCTGTTTTAATACTTCAGACAATTGCTGAATGATTTCTTCAAAGTCATACACTGGTATTTGCATAACTTGTTCAATGTTCAAATTGCAAAAGATTGAAACCATCTGAATCGCAACGAATGTTTCATCATCTGGATTGTCTTGCAATGTTTTTGAAAACCTTAAATATTGATTCAAGGTAATTTCGCTTAATTGTGTTGATATAGTGATTCTCATATTAATATAACAAATAAAACCAATATTGTTTTGAAATGTTTTGTTCTAAAATTTGAATTTAATCAATTCCTTATTTATAATCATTCTAAATAAGCATATATCTTTATACTATTACTTATTATTTTATTGATTATTCGACCAAATCTAAAATATAGTATAAAAAAAAGACGCAAACGTGTTAATAAAAGACGCAAATTGTTGATAACAGACGCAAATAAAACATCATCGTCTAATTGTTTTTATATTATTTATCTTTGTCAAACGTTGGTATTATTGACTTATTTAAAATAAGTTAAATTCAATTAGACGCAAAGACGCAAAATTTCAACTTTTTCGTGAGGGCATCAAAAACTTTCTTATAGTAAATGGTTAATAAGGGATTTCTGTCTTGCGTCATCGTCTTTGCGTCACGGACAAAAAAAAGCAACCGATTAAGGTTGCAATTTATTAAGTGATTTTGAAACGTCGATTGCTATTTTTGAAGTGCATCATTGCGAAATATCGCAAAGCGTCAATTGCGTGGTTGAAATCGTCAATCGGTTTGTTTAATTTTTTACCAGCTTTGTCGGTGTCCCAAGAATAGGACCGAAGTTCTTTTATAAGATTGACACTTGACTTTGTTACAAGAATGTCTTTGTCTTGCAAAACGCTAATTCCGTACACGATTGAATCTTTTCCTTTTTCAACTGACTTTATATTGAAACCCGAACGACGAATTTCTTCAATTGATTTTGGTTCTGCTGAATCCGCCCAAATCGGAAGTCGCTTGTCCTGGTTCATTAATCGAATGATGTCTGTATTGAGTAAACCCGTTGCGTATATTCTTTCGTCGCAAATGATTTTATCATTCCATTGAAACACCGCAATCAAAGACGATGGATCGTTTGAGAAACCAAAGTCAAGTCCAAACCCAAGTAAAGTTGCTTCAGCTGGAATGTTATCAATGATTTGCCAATTATTAAAGATTACACCTTCAAGCGAACCAAGTTGTCCAAGTCCGTAAACTTTCCACCAGTTTTCCCAATACGATGACGTCTTTGCTTTTTCACGTGCCTTTTCGATTTCTTTGACAATTGCTTTGTCAAGTGCTTCATTGTCCTTGTAAGTCAAAACAACGAAGTCTGTATCGATGTCGTTCATTAATTCAGTATGCACCCAAAATTCATTTGTTGGATTGTAGTCTAAATAAATAAATTTCTTTGTACGAACTGACAATTGTTGATAGGATTCAAAATCAATATTGTTGCATTCGTTTACAAATAAAATATCACGTCTTGCACCTCGCAATTTGTCTGGTTGATCCACACTAAAAAATTCAATGTAAGAACCATTCTTGAAACGATACTTTAAATCTGATTTATTGAATTGCGAATCTTTGTACAAATCGCAAAGAATCATAATCTTTTGAAAGTCT